ATGCCCTGTTATCAGAGGCGTAGATTTATTCCTCTTATCATTGCGAATGTTATGAACCAAGATTACCCAAAAGACAAATTAGAGTTATGTATTTTACAAGACGGAGACCAAGATTTATTTATTGATAAAGAAAGACTAGAAAAATTTAGGAAAGCAATTTATCCTGTAAAATTAAAATACAAATATGAACCAAATATTCGCAGGACAATAGGAAACAAAAGAAATATATTAGTGAAGAATTTAGCAACTCATAAATTCGTTGCCTGTATGGATAGTGATGACGTTTATATGAATTCATACATAAGATATTCTGTGAATGCTCTGAAACAATACAAAGCAGGGATATCTACATCAGTAAGTATGTTATTTGTATACCCCCATCAAAATTTTGTGATGTCAGCAATTAAGTGCGGTTGGAAAGCACAGGGACACGAAGGATGTTCAGTATTCACAAAAAAGCATTTTAAGCAAGTCGGTGGATTTGGTAGAACTCAAACAGCAGAAGGTGTAAGAATGTTAGCAGCAGAAGAAAGAGTAGTGAATATAGATGTCACAAAATTGATGGTTTGTGTTTCACATAATGTTGATGGTGGAAACTCTGTGAAAAAAGACCAATTCTTAACAGAAGCAAGAGAGTTCGCAGAGTTTGAGGAACAAGGTGCTTGGAGAAGTCTTTTGAGTGAAATTTGTGATGTGTAATAGTTACACTTTTGATAAAAATTTGATTTTAGATTTCAAAAGGTTTGATTACAATACAAAACAATGGACAACTCACTTATCGCTGGAATGCCTGAGGTTATCGCATACATCAAGAAGATTGAGGAAGAGAACAAAGCACTCAAGGAAAATGAAAAGAAACTCGCAAGGGGGTTAGCAGACCAAACCCTCAGGGTTTGTCAGCAGGAGCAGACAATCAGGGCGTTTCAAGCGTGTGTTGAAATAGATGATGCGGAACCAGGAGACATTGACAATTACATTCAAGAACTCAAAGAACAACTGGAAGAGAAGGAAGAAGAAGTTTCACTCATCAATAGCGAAGAGATGGAGAATGAAGAGAAGATTGCTCTGTTGGAAGAAAGGTGTGAAACAACTGCTCTTGAAAGAGATGGAGCATTAGACGATATTGATGAACTCAAGAAGGTAGTTCAACAAAGAGCATTCAGAATTATTGAATTAGAAAATGACCTTGAAAGCACTACAAACTATTGGAAATCCAAGTATGAAAATGAAGTAGATACAAACAAGATGTTGATGGAAGCGATTGAAGCGAATTCTACTGATTAGAGAATGTGTAGTTGTAGTTAGGTTTAGCATCAACAGGGTCTTTTAGCATAGAAGCAGCAGCATCCGCTATTATTTGGTCACTTTTTTTCTTACTTTGTAAGAGTGTTTGAACAGGTGTCAAATCAATTTGTTTTGTTTTCATTATCTTATAGATAACTGATGAAGATTTATCTACTTTTGCGTAACTCCCATCCGGGTCGTGAATACTAGTTTTAATTTGAGTAATTACTCTTTTTTGTGTATTTGTGAAGACTACCTGTGACCCTTCAGAACTATAGAAATCTCCGTATCCATTTATCTTATTTACAATACCTATGACAGGTCTATTGACTGCTCCGCTTGTTTGCTTTGTTAAGTCTTGATTACCACCAAGAAAATTATTTTGAGGTATAATATCACTTCTTATTGCGTAATAAGGTCTTGCTGTTTTAGTTGGTAAATCTACTGCTGTAATTTTAGTGCTGGAAGAACTTTCATCTAATTCAATTGTTGCTGGTTCATAAATAGTTGACGCTGCGGTGCTTGATTTTCGCATTGCTAAAGCAGGAGAAGATAAACTAAAGATAGAATTTCCAAATCCGTTTTTACTCCAAGATATCATATCAGCAACTTGTATCTGTGCTTGTGTTGTAATTGATTTCATATTTGTCGCATTAAATCTATCCTTAATACTAATTTGACGAGATATATTTGTATTATTAAATTGGTCATATGAAAAACCTAAAACACCTAATAAATTCTCTTGAAAAAGATTTTCAGGGACAGCAATATTCTCTATAAATATACCCCCTGTAGCATCATACGGTGTGTAAGGTTCCATATTATTACTCATCAAAATTTGTGCTGGAAAAACACCTGATGCTGCGATTTTTAATCCAGCAGTGTAAGGAGCAACATTTGGACAATATGATGTTCCTAACATTCTCTTATTAATTTTATAACAAGGTGTATCAGCATTATTGTTCGCATCTATTTTAGGAGTGATTGAACCTGCTTCAGCAGGATTACCAACCTTTTCAGAGATATGAAAATTCGTAAAGAAAAATCTATCTTCATTTGTATCATATCCAAGAGCAGGTTGGTCTGCTCCTAAAAATATTTCGTGATAGAAAGCACCCATATCCTTTGTTGCTGTCTGGTCGTATAGGTCTTCTATATTGTGACCGGCAAAGTAATGCTCACTTAAATCATAACAGAAATTACCAAGTGTATTATCGTGGTCATTCGCATTTACCAATCCGTTGTATAAAATCATACAAGGATTTCCATATGCTGAGAAGTGATAATCCCAACCAAATCTCCTTCCAGCATTACCTGGAATAGTTGAAAGTGCGATATGAGTTAATCCATTGTATAAAAATTCAGGAACAGCATTCCCTGTAGAAGTGAATTGAATTCCTATATAAAATTTATCTACACCTGATGCTGATATACTCGCATCTTTTCTCATCTTTCTTGCCCATCCGTATGCTAAATCATTAATATCACTAACTCCGCCAACAGCATCTTCACAATATCCTACATCATTAATACCAAAATCCTTACAATCTTCATTGTAATCAAAAAATACAGGATATGTTGCCATCGTATTATCATAATGATATTGCCCCGGTTCTCCAGGACCTGATGGAATTGCTTGATTATTACCGTAAAGGTCATATCCCAATGTATTTTTTGGATTATGTCTGGGATGACCTGAGGCATTGTAAGCATTTGTAGTAGCATCATCTTGTCCATTAAAATGTAAAAATCTATGTTTTCCTGGTTCTATTGGATGATTAACTAAAGGGTCTTCTTGACCTGTTTGAGTAATACCTGTAAATAATTCAGGATATTTTGCCTGAACATTAAACAGAGCATTTAACTTGTCTAAATTGTCTTCAGTCCACTCTAATCCTAAATTTAATACTTGAGCATAGCGAGGTGTATTTCTAGCATCACCTGTAGCACCCTTTATAAATCCACCCTTTGGATTTGTTGCTCTTCCCTGTATATGTAATTCAGGTCTTTTGATACCGATATGCTGAAACATACTCATATAAATATGTGCTTTATCTGTAGTATCTTCATCAGGTTCTGATACTTGCCTGAAAGCATTAAAATAGGTTTTATCCCAAATACTTGTCGCACAATTATAAGGTTTATAACAAGGACTTTTATACATTTCAATAATTTTTCTATCGTGAAATCTTTTATCTTCACCTACTTCGTGAATTGCTTGAACTAAATTTTTTGAGAATGCTTCCTCTCTTAAATTCATCTGTTGTGTAATTTCTGTTGCTACATCTTCAGGTTTATTAAATCCATCTTTAGATTTAATAGTAAGTAAATTTCTGACTTGTTCCCAGTCATATAAGAGTGCTGGGTCTCTTAAATCTACAGCATCTTGGAAGACCTCTGAACCAGCAGCAGAACCTGTTACAACACTATCATCCCCCCCTAATAATGAATAACTTTCCCCATCTTCTAAAATAGATGCCGCACGACTTCTAAATATCTTTTTTGCTCTGAAAATAGTATATCTACTATTATCATTTTTTATCATACCTTTCAGTCTTGAGTAATTATCATTTGCTGCTGAAAGAACTTTTGCGTTTTGATTTACAAATTTATAGTCAGCAGGACAGAACTGCCACGCTGAATAAAAAGTTTGGTTGTATTCAGGTTTTCCACCATCAAGATTATATACTACATTCCCCATTATCCCTGCTTCCTCATTAATATGTGCGACATAAGGACCATCTGAACAATCAAACACTTCATAAGGATTATCCTTATTGGCGTGAATATCAGAATTATGACCTATATGTCTTCTAGGAAGAGTAGCATAAAATTCTCCGTTAGCAGTCTTATAAGGACTATATACGATATTTGTTTCACCATCATTGATATTCAAATCTATAATGTCTTCATTACCACCTATCTCACATTGATGAGTATAAATTTGTGCCATATTAAGTTCAAATGTTCCCATCTCGGGTCTATTTAAATATGAAAAATCATAAGGATATTTATATTGAATATCACTACTAATTGTTATATTTCCTATGTTACCCCTGTCTCTTTCTTTGATTTCTATTTCACCTGCTTGAGCACCTTTTTCTGATACAAAACCTGAATGAACTTGTATCTTATCTCCTACATCTAAAACGATACCGTTTCCGCAGTCACAACTCCATTCAGCAAGAGTTTGATAATTACCTGTTGTTCCTTCAATACTGGACTGTCTGCTACACTCTACAATGATAGTTTCTTCCATTATATTATATTATATTGATTATTATTTTTAGTTAGTTTTATCAAAAGTGTAACTATTACACTTTTCTCAAAACTACTCTTAAAATTTTAGGAAGACAAAAACGTTAAAAAATTTGATTTGACAATCCAATCCAATCCAACAACAAAACAAGTCACAAAATGCCATCTAAGAAACAACGAGCGAAAGCGGAAAAGAAAGCGAAGGATAGTCTCAAGAGGGAGACACCAGAGAGGTATGAGATTGGTAGCGAGAAGTCAAAACACATTATGAATGTCTGTGGAGCACACATTCAGGTTCAACACGCTTTAGGAAGACCTTTCGGTAAAATCAATATGTTAGTGATTACGAATGAAGGGGACGATTGGTTGTATGGTCAAGAGACTGAAGAGGGTTTCGCTATGATGGAAACAAAGTTGAGAGGTCTTGAGGTAGAGTATCCCAATATGTGTCAGAATTGGTGGCAGATGTTTCTGTTTCAAATGGCATCATCTAGTAAGTTCACACCTGAAAATGGGATACAGGATGACGCAAGGTTCTTCTTCTGTTGTTGTGTAGCGGATGATGGTTCAGAAGTCAGGGGTTACAAGATGGAGCGTGGGAATTATCTGTGTTTCTATGATACTCAAGAACATCCAATTGTAGGTTAAATTTGATTTAGAATTTAGATTAATTTTTTAGTATAATAATGTCACTTTACATCTATCACAAAGATTTGAAAGTTCTTACTCGCAACAAACTCACAAAGCAGCAAGATACGAATTACTACAAATCTTTAGGAGGAAAATTAGTGATTACAGGGTTCAATGAAAAAAGAAGCATTCATCAGCAAATTGCTGTCTATGAAGAATACATTAGAAAAATACAGAAGATTAAGAGATACAAGTTAAGGATTGAGGATATAGACTACTATGTCTGCTGTGTTCTCGCACTTTGGAAGTTAGGGAAGTATGACCCGGATGATGCGACATCTCCAATCTACATTAGTCCCAAGAAGAAAAAGAAGGAAGTGTAACTATTACACTTTTGTTAAAAATTTGATTTGATTATTTTTTTTGATTGATTACAACACAAACCAACAATGAACACTCAAATGAAGATGACTGCTATGTTCTCTGAAATCATCACTCTCAACCTGAAGCACGAGGCGGAAGAGGAAGGTGAGAAGCGATTAGTCACAATAGAAGAAGAATACATACACAACAGGTATCACTACTCTGACAAGATTGGATGGAAAGAGTATGAACTGATGAGCAGGAAACTTTTACAAGCAGCAGTTGATGAACACAATTTCACTGAAGATACACCCAAAATCCCACCTATGATACAGCAGTTGTTTGAGTGGATGGATGACAGAGAAGAGTTCATCACTGATATTTCATTCAGCGAACCTGACTGGATTATCACAAACCTGTATGTCAAGCGTAAAGCAGAACATTCGCCCATCATAGAAATCCAGATAGAATTTGAGAAACAGGTATCTCACACCTGTATGATGTGTGAGGATTGCGTCCCTGAACAAAATTGTCTTATCAACTCATACGGTAGTCACATCTGTGAAGACTGCCATTCAGATTTCACCTCCTGTTAGGCAAGACTGTAAAATCCCTGTTCATCCACGTTCACTTCAAGTTCTTCTTCTTCCCCTTCACTCTCTGTTTCGCTCTCACAGCACTCACACATTTCAATGAAATTTTTTATGTAGTCTATCAGGTCATTCCTTTCTTCCTTCATCAGGATGGCAATAATGTCAGTAAGTTTGTCTTCGTCCATATTTTATTTTTGTATTATAAATTATTTTAGATTGAAAAATTTATTTTTATTTTACCAAAGTGTAATAGTTACACTTACAAATCAATACTCCCCGTCGCAAAAAAATTTTCCGGCAAGACATTTGTAGAGACAAAAAATTTTTCCGCCCAATACTTTTCAATACATTACGGCGTAAAAAAATTCCCGATACAATAGTCTTAGGAACGGAAAAAAACGCGAAATAATGTCATTTTTTTGTTCCGAAACGTTCATAAATTTGATTTCATACTCCAATCAATCTCATCAACATTCAACAACACAATAGTCTTACAAGTAGTCTCTACAAGACATTGTCACAGACAAATACCAACCGAAAAATTTTTTCCGCCACTTCATAAATTTGATTTCGTGTAGGATTGATTGAGTAGATAAGCGACCTAAGTAAACACAAGACACACACATCACAATGTCCGATTGGAAGAAAGCGTCTCCGCCGTCTATGGAGCAAGTCGGTATGTTGGAAGACATCTCGGAAAATTTCTTCATTGACAATCCGTTGGGTTGGGTGAAGCGTAAAGGCGAGAAGTATGACCCCATCCTCCCCGATGTCAAGGCGGTGGTTGAGAAATACGGATGGGATGAATTCAAGTTCATCTCAACCAAACTCTTACCAAGTGACTGGATGGCGGCGACTTCGCTTAACCGAGCGGCGACCAAACCTCTCTTGATGGGTCATCTATCCGACGAGGGTTGGTGTGGTCATTACGATGAAGAGACATTGGAGGAATTCCACTCTTGGGTCAAGACCGAGAAACCTTGTAAGTGGTGTCTTCAAGGTCTACTCAAAGCGTTAGCGTTTGTCCTATACAAACAAAACGATGAGAAGGAACAACTCTGTAGTTGTGACTTCTTCTTGGACGGTCTCGGTAGCGGTGGGGTAGATGATGATGGTGTCATCCGGTCTCGGTTGTTTCAAACGCCCAAAAATCGTGTGAATGTCAAGGGTGTGTTTACGATGTCTGATGTTTCCGGTCACGAACACCGACAACACCTCGCCAAACCGAAGCGTGGGAAGGGGATGGAGGCGGATGATGACACTATGAAGAGGTTTCACGATATGTTGTTGAGTGATGGTGAAAACGCTTTGATGAATGAGAAACTTTCTCACTTTCAACTCGCGAGAGTTAGGGATATGTGTGATTTCCTCTTACAATCAACTATCTATGATGTGGGTGAAAATCCGTTGGCGGAAGAGTTGTTGGAGGAGAGTAAGAAAGACCAATAGTGTAATAGTTACACTTTCAAAAAAAAATCCAAAAAAATTTCAAAATACACAAAAACCAAACAAAAATCAGATAGATTATTTTTTTTGTAGCGTCCCCCAAGCAACGGGATGTATTGTATCATATGTGTCATAAGTATATACTTATGACACATATGATACAATACATCCCGTTGCTTGGGGGACGCTACAAAAAAAATAATCTATCTGATTTTTGTTTGGTTTTTGTGTATTTTGAAATTTTTTTGGATTTTTTTTTGAAAGTGTAACTATTACACTATTGGTCTTTCTTACTCTCCTCCAACAACTCTTCCGCCAACGGATTTTCACCCACATCATAGATAGTTGATTGTAAGAGGAAATCACACATATCCCTAACTCTCGCGAGTTGAAAGTGAGAAAGTTTCTCATTCATCAAAGCGTTTTCACCATCACTCAACAACATATCGTGAAACCTCTTCATAGTGTCATCATCCGCCTCCATCCCCTTCCCACGCTTCGGTTTGGCGAGGTGTTGTCGGTGTTCGTGACCGGAAACATCAGACATCGTAAACACACCCTTGACATTCACACGATTTTTGGGCGTTTGAAACAACCGAGACCGGATGACACCATCATCATCTACCCCACCGCTACCGAGACCGTCCAAGAAGAAGTCACAACTACAGAGTTGTTCCTTCTCATCGTTTTGTTTGTATAGGACAAACGCTAACGCTTTGAGTAGACCTTGAAGACACCACTTACAAGGTTTCTCGGTCTTGACCCAAGAGTGGAATTCCTCCAATGTCTCTTCATCGTAATGACCACACCAACCCTCGTCGGATAGATGACCCATCAAGAGAGGTTTGGTCGCCGCTCGGTTAAGCGAAGTCGCCGCCATCCAGTCACTTGGTAAGAGTTTGGTTGAGATGAACTTGAATTCATCCCATCCGTATTTCTCAACCACCGCCTTGACATCGGGGAGGATGGGGTCATACTTCTCGCCTTTACGCTTCACCCAACCCAACGGATTGTCAATGAAGAAATTTTCCGAGATGTCTTCCAACATACCGACTTGCTCCATAGACGGCGGAGACGCTTTCTTCCAATCGGACATTGTGATGTGTGTGTCTTGTGTTTACTTAGGTCGCTTATCTACTCAATCAATCCTACACGAAATCAAATTTATGAAGTGGCGGAAAAAATTTTTCGGTTGGTATTTGTCTGTGACAATGTCTTGTAGAGACTACTTGTAAGACTATTGTGTTGTTGAATGTTGATGAGATTGATTGGAGTATGAAATCAAATTTATGAACGTTTCGGAACAAAAAAATGACATTATTTCGCGTTTTTTTCCGTTCCTAAGACTATTGTATCGGGAATTTTTTTACGCCGTAATGTATTGAAAAGTATTGGGCGGAAAAATTTTTTGTCTCTACAAATGTCTTGCCGGAAAATTTTTTTGCGACGGGGAGTATTGATTTGTAAGTGTAACTATTACACTTTGGTAAAATAAAAATAAATTTTTCAATCTAAAATAATTTATAATACAAAAATAAAATATGGACGAAGACAAACTTACTGACATTATTGCCATCCTGATGAAGGAAGAAAGGAATGACCTGATAGACTACATAAAAAATTTCATTGAAATGTGTGAGTGCTGTGAGAGCGAAACAGAGAGTGAAGGGGAAGAAGAAGAACTTGAAGTGAACGTGGATGAACAGGGATTTTACAGTCTTGCCTAACAGGAGGTGAAATCTGAATGGCAGTCTTCACAGATGTGACTACCGTATGAGTTGATAAGACAATTTTGTTCAGGGACGCAATCCTCACACATCATACAGGTGTGAGATACCTGTTTCTCAAATTCTATCTGGATTTCTATGATGGGCGAATGTTCTGCTTTACGCTTGACATACAGGTTTGTGATAATCCAGTCAGGTTCGCTGAATGAAATATCAGTGATGAACTCTTCTCTGTCATCCATCCACTCAAACAACTGCTGTATCATAGGTGGGATTTTGGGTGTATCTTCAGTGAAATTGTGTTCATCAACTGCTGCTTGTAAAAGTTTCCTGCTCATCAGTTCATACTCTTTCCATCCAATCTTGTCAGAGTAGTGATACCTGTTGTGTATGTATTCTTCTTCTATTGTGACTAATCGCTTCTCACCTTCCTCTTCCGCCTCGTGCTTCAGGTTGAGAGTGATGATTTCAGAGAACATAGCAGTCATCTTCATTTGAGTGTTCATTGTTGGTTTGTGTTGTAATCAATCAAAAAAAATAATCAAATCAAATTTTTAACAAAAGTGTAATAGTTACACTTCCTTCTTTTTCTTCTTGGGACTAATGTAGATTGGAGATGTCGCATCATCCGGGTCATACTTCCCTAACTTCCAAAGTGCGAGAACACAGCAGACATAGTAGTCTATATCCTCAATCCTTAACTTGTATCTCTTAATCTTCTGTATTTTTCTAATGTATTCTTCATAGACAGCAATTTGCTGATGAATGCTTCTTTTTTCATTGAACCCTGTAATCACTAATTTTCCTCCTAAAGATTTGTAGTAATTCGTATCTTGCTGCTTTGTGAGTTTGTTGCGAGTAAGAACTTTCAAATCTTTGTGATAGATGTAAAGTGACATTATTATACTAAAAAATTAATCTAAATTCTAAATCAAATTTAACCTACAATTGGATGTTCTTGAGTATCATAGAAACACAGATAATTCCCACGCTCCATCTTGTAACCCCTGACTTCTGAACCATCATCCGCTACACAACAACAGAAGAAGAACCTTGCGTCATCCTGTATCCCATTTTCAGGTGTGAACTTACTAGATGATGCCATTTGAAACAGAAACATCTGCCACCAATTCTGACACATATTGGGATACTCTACCTCAAGACCTCTCAACTTTGTTTCCATCATAGCGAAACCCTCTTCAGTCTCTTGACCATACAACCAATCGTCCCCTTCATTCGTAATCACTAACATATTGATTTTACCGAAAGGTCTTCCTAAAGCGTGTTGAACCTGAATGTGTGCTCCACAGACATTCATAATGTGTTTTGACTTCTCGCTACCAATCTCATACCTCTCTGGTGTCTCCCTCTTGAGACTATCCTTCGCTTTCTTTTCCGCTTTCGCTCGTTGTTTCTTAGATGGCATTTTGTGACTTGTTTTGTTGTTGGATTGGATTGGATTGTCAAATCAAATTTTTTAACGTTTTTGTCTTCCTAAAATTTTAAGAGTAGTTTTGAGAAAAGTGTAATAGTTACACTTTTGATAAAACTAACTAAAAATAATAATCAATATAATATAATATAATGGAAGAAACTATCATTGTAGAGTGTAGCAGACAGTCCAGTATTGAAGGAACAACAGGTAATTATCAAACTCTTGCTGAATGGAGTTGTGACTGCGGAAACGGTATCGTTTTAGATGTAGGAGATAAGATACAAGTTCATTCAGGTTTTGTATCAGAAAAAGGTGCTCAAGCAGGTGAAATAGAAATCAAAGAAAGAGACAGGGGTAACATAGGAAATATAACAATTAGTAGTGATATTCAATATAAATATCCTTATGATTTTTCATATTTAAATAGACCCGAGATGGGAACATTTGAACTTAATATGGCACAAATTTATACTCATCAATGTGAGATAGGTGGTAATGAAGACATTATAGATTTGAATATCAATGATGGTGAAACAAATATCGTATATAGTCCTTATAAGACTGCTAACGGAGAATTTTATGCTACTCTTCCTAGAAGACATATAGGTCATAATTCTGATATTCACGCCAATAAGGATAATCCTTATGAAGTGTTTGATTGTTCAGATGGTCCTTATGTCGCACATATTAATGAGGAAGCAGGGATAATGGGGAATGTAGTATATAATCTTGATGGTGGAAAACCTGAATACAACCAAACTTTTTATTCAGCGTGGCAGTTCTGTCCTGCTGACTATAAATTTGTAAATCAAAACGCAAAAGTTCTTTCAGCAGCAAATGATAATTACTCAAGACTGAAAGGTATGATAAAAAATGATAATAGTAGATATACTATTTTCAGAGCAAAAAAGATATTTAGAAGTCGTGCGGCATCTATTTTAGAAGATGGGGAAAGTTATTCATTATTAGGGGGGGATGATAGTGTTGTAACAGGTTCTGCTGCTGGTTCAGAGGTCTTCCAAGATGCTGTAGATTTAAGAGACCCAGCACTCTTATATGACTGGGAACAAGTCAGAAATTTACTTACTATTAAATCTAAAGATGGATTTAATAAACCTGAAGATGTAGCAACAGAAATTACACAACAGATGAATTTAAGAGAGGAAGCATTCTCAAAAAATTTAGTTCAAGCAATTCACGAAGTAGGTGAAGATAAAAGATTTCACGATAGAAAAATTATTGAAATGTATAAAAGTCCTTGTTATAAACCTTATAATTGTGCGACAAGTATTTGGGATAAAACCTATTTTAATGCTTTCAGGCAAGTATCAGAACCTGATGAAGATACTACAGATAAAGCACATATTTATATGAGTATGTTTCAGCATATCGGTATCAAAAGACCTGAATTACATATACAGGGAAGAGCAACAAATCCAAAGGGTGGATTTATAAAGGGTGCTACAGGTGATGCTAGAAATACACCTCGCTATGCTCAAGTATTAAATTTAGGATTAGAGTGGACTGAAGACAATTTAGACAAGTTAAATGCTCTGTTTAATGTTCAGGCAAAATATCCTGAATTATTTACAGGTATTACTCAAACAGGTCAAGAAGACCCTTTAGTTAATCATCCAATAGAACCAGGAAAACATAGATTTTTACATTTTAATGGACAAGATGATGCTACTACAAATGCTTACAATGCCTCAGGTCATCCCAGACATAATCCAAAAAATACATTGGGATATGACCTTTACGGTAATAATCAAGCAATTCCATCAGGTCCTGGAGAACCGGGGCAATATCATTATGATAATACGATGGCAACATATCCTGTATTTTTTGATTACAATGAAGATTGTAAGGATTTTGGTATTAATGATGTAGGATATTGTGAAGATGCTGTTGGCGGAGTTAGTGATATTAATGATTTAGCATACGGATGGGCAAGAAAGATGAGAAAAGATGCGAGTATATCAGCATCAGGTGTAGATAAATTTTATATAGGAATTCAATTCACTTCTACAGGGAATGCTGTTCCTGAATTTTTATACAATGGATTAACTCATATCGCACTTTCAACTATTCCAGGTAATGCTGGAAGGAGATTTGGTTGGGATTATCACTTCTCAGCATATGGAAATCCTTGTATGATTTTATACAACGGATTGGTAAATGCGAATGACCACGATAATACACTTGGTAATTTCTGTTATGATTTAAGTGAGCATTACTTTGCCGGTCACAATATAGAAGACCTATACGACCAGACAGCAACAAAGGATATGGGTGCTTTCTATCACGAAATATTTTTAGGAGCAGACCAACCTGCTCTTGGATATGATACAAATGAAGATAGATTTTTCTTTACGAATTTTCATATCTCTGAAAAGGTTGGTAATCCTGCTGAAGCAGGTTCAATCACTCCTAAAATAGATGCGAACAATAATGCTGATACACCTTGTTATAAAATTAATAAGAGAATGTTAGGAACATCATATTGTCCAAATGTTGCTCCTTACACTGCTGGATTAAAAATCGCAGCATCAGGTGTTTTTCCAGCACAAATTTTGATGAGTAATAATATGGAACCTTACACACCGTATGATGCTACAGGGGGTATATTTATAGAGAATATTGCTGTCCCTGAAAATCTTTTTCAAGAGAATTTATTAGGTGTTTTAGGTTTTTCATATGACCAATTTAATAATACAAATATATCTCGTCAAATTAGTATTAAGGATAGATTTAATGCGACAAATATGAAATCAATTACAACACAAGCACAGATACAAGTTGCTGATATGATATCTTGGAGTAAAAACGGATTTGGAAATTCTATCTTTAGTTTATCTTCTCCTGCTTTAGCAATGCGAAAATCAAGCACCGCAGCGTCAACTATTTATGAACCAGCAACAATTGAATTAGATGAAAGTTCTTCCAGCACTAAAATTACAGCAGTAGATTTACCAACTAAAACAGCAAGACCTTATTACGCAATAAGAAGTGATATTATACCTCAAAATAATTTTCTTGGTGGTAATCAAGACTTAACAAAGCAAACAAGCGGAGCAGTCAATAGACCTGTCATAGGTATTGTAAATAAGATAAATGGATACGGAGATTTCTATAGTTCTGAAGGGTCACAGGTAGTCTTCACAAATACACAAAAAAGAGTAATTACTCAAATTAAAACTAGTATTCACGACCCGGATGGGAGTTACGCAAAAGTAGATAAATCTTCATCAGTTATCTATAAGATAATGAAAACAAAACAAATTGATTTGACACCTGTTCAAACACTCTTACAAAGTAAGAAAAAAAGTGACCAAATAATAGCGGATGCTGCTGCTTCTATGCTAAAAGACCCTGTTGATGCTAAACCTAACTACAACTACACATTCTCTAATCAGTAGAATTCGCTTCAATCGCTTCCATCAACATCTTGTTTGTATCTACTTCATTTTCATACTTGGATTTCCAATAGTTTGTAGTGCTTTCAAGGTCATTTTCTAATTCAATAATTCTGAATGCTCTTTGTTGAACTACCTTCTTGAGTTCATCAATATCGTCTAATGCTCCATCTCTTTCAAGAGCAGTTGTTTCACACCTTTCTTCCAACAGAGCAATCTTCTCTTCATTCTCCATCTCTTCGCTATTGATGAGTGAAACTTCTTCTTCCTTCTCTTCCAGTTGTTCTTTGAGTTCTTGAATGTAATTGTCAATGTCTCCTGGTTCCGCATCATCTATTTCAACACACGCTTGAAACGCCCTGATTGTCTGCTCCTGCTGACAAACCCTGAGGGTTTGGTCTGCTAACCCCCTTGCGAGTTTCTTTTCATTTTCCTTGAGTGCTTTGTTCTCTTCCTCAATCTTCTTGATGTATGCGATAACCTCAGGCATTCCAGCGATAAGTGAGTTGTCCATTGTTTTGTATTGTAATCAAACCTTTTGAAATCTAAAATCAAATTTTTATCAAAAGTGTAACTATTACACATCACAAATTTCACTCAAAAGACTTCTCCAAGCACCTTGTTCCTCAAACTCTGCGAACTCTCTTGCTTCTGTTAAGAATTGGTCTTTTTTCACAGAGTTTCCACCATCAACATTATGTGAAACACAAACCATCAATTTTGTGACATCTATATTCACTACTCTTTCTTCTGCTGCTAACATTCTTACACCTTCTGCTGTTTGAGTTCTACCAAATCCACCGACTTGCTTAAAATGCTTTTTTGTGAATACTGAACATCCTTCGTGTCCCTGTGCTTTCCAACCGCACTTAATTGCTGACATCACAAAATTTTGATGGGGGTATACAAATAACATACTTACTGATGTAGATATCCCTGCTTTGTATTGTTTCAGAGCATTCACAGAATATCTTATGTATGAATTCATATAAACGTCATCACTATCCATACAGGCAACGAATTTATGAGTTGCTAAATTCTTCACTAATATATTTCTTTTGTTTCCTATTGTCCTGCGAATATTTGGTTCATATTTGTATTTTAATTTTACAGGATAAATTGCTTTCCTAAATTTTTCTAGTCTTTCTTTATCAATAAATAAATCTTGGTCTCCGTCTTGTAAAATACATAACTCTAATTTGTCTTTTGGGTAATCTTGGTTCATAACATTCGCAATGATAAGAGGAATAAATCTACGCCTCTGATAACAGGGCAT